GAAAAGGCTATGGGCGCTATAATATAACATCGGATAACTAATGGGTAGACAGAGAGAAATACCGCTTGTAATAAACACTTCTGAGCAAGATATTTCAGGTAGTGAGGCTCTAATCAATGTTTATCCAAGGGCAAGCACTGGCGGCAAATATCAATTCAATTTAATCAACACCCCGGGGCTCGCTTTTTATTGTGAGCTTCCGACTTTTCCAGTATTGGGAATGCATGAGAATGGAAACAGAGCATTTGCCGTTACCCCAACAAAATTTTACGAGATCTTCAAGAATGGAAATTACGAAGAACTAGGTGATATTGAGCTGAAGGGTAGGGCTATAATTGCTGATAATGGTATTCAAGTTGTTGTTGTTGATGGCTTCAAGGGGTTTGTGTTTGATTCAGATCTTATCACAGTTGAAGAAATAACTGATGAGGGCTTTTATCCTGCTCGAACTGTCACTTATCAAGACGGGTATTTCCTGTTTGAACGTAAAGATACTGGTCAATTCTTCATATCTGAGCTATTGAGTGCAGACTTTGACGCCCTCGACTTTGCAAGTGCAGAGGGTCAACCTGACAATCTTGTTGCTATTTTAAGTGACCATAGAGAAATATTTATGTTTGGTAGCAGAACTATTGAGGTCTGGTACAACTCCGGTGCAGGTGATTTCCCGTTTGAGCGTAATCAGTCTGCATTTGTTGAAAAAGGTTGTGCCGCTCCGTACAGTGTTGCAAAACAAGACAATACAGTTTATTTTGTTGGATCTGATTTGATGGTCTATGCAATGGCTGGATACACTCCAATCAGAAAGAGTACGAATATAGTTGAGCAGACTCTTAAAAATGTCGATTTATCTGATGCATTTGCCTACACTTACCAGGAAGAAGGGCATCTATTTTATGTTTTGACCATTCCCGCAAATGATATTACATGGGCCTTTGATATATCAACCGGCTCATGGCACGTAATGAAGAGCTATAATTTCAAGAGGCATCAAGCAGGGAGTGCCATTTTCTTTGGACTGAAAACACTTGTAGGTGATTTCCAGAGTGGGCGTATTTTTGTTATGTCAAACCAATGCTATACTGATGATAATGAGCCGATTGTTCGTGAGTTCGTTCTTCCTACTCTAAATAACGGGAGGGAATTTCTCTCAATAGGTAGTTTTGAACTCGATATGGCTTCAGGTGTTGGCCTTACTTCAGGTCAGGGCAGTGATCCAATTATGTTGTTGCAGGTCTCAAAAGATGGCGGCAAAACATATAGTAGCTATAAAGAGGCTAGAATAGGCAAAATTGGTCAATTCAGCAAACGTGTTATATGGCGTAGGCTTGGTATTGGTAGACAATTTATATTCAAATTAAAAACTTCTGAACCGATCCCGATTGATATTGGTGGCGCATTTGTTGAGGTGAAGTGATGACAAAGAAAGTTGTTCCAAATTTCCCCGAAAGAAACGTAATTTCTGATGATAGGAGCCTTATAAGTCGTCCTTGGGCTATCTGGTTACGTAGCTTGGTTGACGCTGTTCAGGCTAATTATAACGCTACAATCGGGGCTATTTTACATAATAGCTTACCAGACTTGCAGGGTGGCGCTCCTGATGATTACAATCACCTTACTAGTGAAGAAAAAGAACAAGCATTGACTCCTGCAATTATTCCAGATCATGACGATCTTGAAGGTATACAAGGCGAAGGCTACAACCATTTGTCGGACGAACAAGTTGCACAAATTGGGGTTAGCGGTGCCGGTGGTGGCATACACACGTTCCCGCCTCCGTATACAAGCAATCACAACACCATTAAAAATAATCAACCGCAGTATATGAAGTATACTCACTGCGGTAATACTGTGATCGTTACAGGGATGAATGTGATGCAACTTTTTTCTGTGGAACACGATAGAGTAACAGAATTAGGCATTTATACCATAACTAAACAGCGTTTAGGTTCAGGTACATTTGCATCACCAGCTAACACAATTGGCCCATTGCCTACATACATGAGAAACGCAACGCTTGACGCCCCTGTTGAGCTGGTTGCTGGCGAGTCTTACTATTTCGCGATTCTTAATGTAACACCAAATCAATCTTACCCAACGATAGGGCTTAGCATATTGATCACTAGCGGCTTTATTGATTCTAATTCAGGATTTATTGGGAATCATACTGCGGCACTACCTGAAACTGAGACAGGCGACAACGCTCAACAAACACCTTTTTACATAGGCGCTTTTTAAATGAAAGAACTAACAAAACAGATAGAAGAAAAAGAATCTCTAGGAATAGTATCTTTAATCTCGAAAGCAGATATTGCAGAAAAGAGAGAGCTATTCCGTAACCTTGAAATTACCATGCTTCGAGAAGAGCAAGTTGAGATTCCGGTTAAACACGCTTTTTCAGGTGGAATGTACTCAAGAGAGATAATGATCCCAAAAGGAACTCTTTTAACTGGTAGAATCCACAAATTTGATCACTTTGATGTAATGCTTAGTGGTGATATATCTGTTTCGACTGATGATGACTCGATTAAGCGCCTTACCGGGTATCACTCTTTTGAAGGTAAAGCAGGTAAAAAACGAGTAGGTTATGCTCACGAAGATACCCATTGGATTACTTTTCATTCATCACCAGAAAAGAACCCAGATGATATGTATCATTTTCTAACTTGTGGTACATTCGAAGAGCTTGAACAGTTCAATATTAATTTTTCAAGGCTTGACTATGAAAGTATGGTTGCTGAGATTGGAATGACTGAAGAAGAGATTAGAAAACAAGTTGACAACAAGGATGATTTATATCTTGGTGAGTGCGAAACACTGGGTGCCGTTAGTGAAAGTAAAATTGATGGTAACGGTTATTTTGCAAAAAAGCGAATACCTATTAATTGTATAATTTCTAAAGCTCGTATTGGCGCGCTCAGGACTGAAGCTGGCAGATTTACTAATCACTCTCCTGGGTGTAGCGCAAAAATGGTTGTTTGTGATAATGGTGATGTTGATCTTGTATCGATAAGAGCGATAGAAGATGGTGAAGAAATAACAATAAACTATAAGGAAGCTCTAGCTCATAGAGCCGAAAAGGGAGATTTATGTCAGCAGTAGCAGCAGCAATAGCGGGGTCGGCAGTAATTGGCGGCATTGCGGTGTACCTAGCGAGTGAGTCAGAGTCAGAGGCGGCAGATAAGGCGATAGCTTCTCAGGAGAAAATGTCTACTGAGAGTTTAGCCTTACAGAAGGTACTTGCCGATCAATCAAGGGCAGACGTTGAACCTTGGAGAGCGGCAGGAGAAAGAGCGCTTACAGATATTCAAAAAGGTATCGATACAGGGGCTTTTGAGGTTTCTGATCGTGAGCCATTTGATGCTTCTCAAGTTGATGTTACCCAAGATCCAGGATATGACTTTAGAATGTCTCAGGGAGTTGATGCTCTCGATGCTTCCGCTTCTGCAAGAGGTCGTTTATTGAGTGGTGCACAGAGAGAAGCACTTACTGGCTATGGTCAGGAAATGGGAAGCCAAGAATACGGCAACGCATACGCAAGAGCCCGCAGCGAGTATGATGATGAATACGCCAGAGAAACACAGGAAAAGGCCCGAAAGTTCAACATCCTTTCCTCTATGGCTGGTACTGGTCAAATTGCGTCAGGCCAACAAGTTGGTATCAATCGGAACTTAGCTAATCAGTCTACAAATATTATGGGAAATCAAGGTCGCGCGGTCGCTCAGGGTGAATACGCCAAGGGTCAAGCAAGAGCCGGAGCTTATCAAGGCGGTGCTCAAACAGTTAATCAAGCTGCTCAGAATTGGCTTTACTACAAAGAGTTAGGGAAGAAGAATCCCATAGGAACAATTGCACCTCAAATAGGGAACGCATAATGCCAGCAAATCAATATGGAATAGATATGGCCGATATTTACCGCACAACTGCCGCGGTGAAAGGCGCAAGAACACGAAACAAACTTGCTGCACTGGATCTTTCAGAAAAGGAAAGAGTTATTGCGGGGCGTCCAGAAAAGGAGCGTCTTGCTGCGGAACGTCAAAATATGCTCACAGGGTTGAGAGGTAAAGCGGTTGCCGGCGATGTTTCTGCACAACAGCAACTTCTCGCCGTTGATCCTGAAGGTGGAGCTCAGTTTATGGATGCGGTAGGCAAAATGGATCAGACACAACTTGACAATGCAAAGCGTTCAGTTGATGAAATGGGGAAATTATCGGCGTTTGTTTCTAACTCGAAAACACCTGAAAAAGCCTACCAGACAATGAGAGCTGGCGTTTCTCCTGACATTCAAGCAAAACTACCCGAACAGTATGATCCTAATTTTATTCAAATGTCACTTACCAAAGCTATGGCAATGGACAAAATACTTGAGAACCCAAAAGCGATTTCAGTCGGAACAGAAGATGTTGTCTATCAGCGAGGTAAAGAGATTGAGCGAGCAGCAAAGCCCGTGAAAGATGGAAGCGGCTCAGGCGGTGCAGGTGGCGGGCTGAAAAGCTCTGGTGAAAGTTTGATGTATAAACAGGCGTCAGCTTATTTTAATCAAATAAAAGACCCTGTGACTGGTGAAATGAGCCTATTAGCAAACGACGTCCCAAAAGCGCAAGCAATTACAGCTGAAGCAACAAAGATATTCAAGCAGAAAGGCAATATAAGTAGATCTACAGCCGTACAGCTTGCAGCTAAAAAACACGGGATAGACATCAAAACAGAAGATCCATTTGGTATAAGAAATTAGAGGTAAAGTTGTCACAATACGTTGCAGATTTTCGAGCAAAGAACCCTGAATATAATGATATGGATGATTCAACTCTGGTTGAGTCTATTCATGCAAAATACTATTCTGACATTCCTATTGGTGCTTTTAGTGCTAAAATTGGCTTTGATAGTAGCATCCAGCAGGAGCAGCCTATTGTCGATGAAACTACAATAGAGCAACCCTTAAGTGTAGAAAATGCAGAAAATCTACAACAACAGCCGCTTGATGAGCAAATTTCATCATCTGGCATGGTTGATGAGACTCTTTCGTCTGAGGGTATAATTGAAAAGACTCCCGAAGAAAAAGGTATGCTTGATCTTATTGGTGATAAAGTTTCGAATATGGGTGCAGGATTCGCCCAGAGATCAAACGAGCTTGTCGGTAATTTAGCAGGGTTTGTGAGTACTCAAACAAAAGCGGCAAAATTCGGTATTGATGAATTGGCCTTTGCCGCTATGGGTGATTCACCCAAGGCAGAAGCGTTCAAGGAAAAATGGAAAGCAAAGAGGGTTGAAGAGGGCAAAGTTACTGATGAACTCGCAGATTCATTCCGTAAAACAAAATTTTATGACTATAAAGAAGGCGTGAGCACTGAAGATATTAAAAAGTCATACAAAGAGGGCGGTTTGCTCAATACGGATCTCATCACGAAAGTTGCGGAGTTTGGCGTTGAACAGGGTGTAAAATCTATTCCTGATATGGTTGCTATGACTTATGCTTTACCTGCTTATATAATGTCACGATCTGAAGAAATGGGTGGAGACAGGGCTGAAAACAAGGGTAAGCAAGAAACCGAAATGATTGACGTTATTGAGTCGGTTCCTTTTGTTACCGCTTCAATCGTCTTTGATAAGATCGGACTCAAAGGTATGACAAACGCCTTCAAGAGAGAGGCAGGAGAGGAAATTGTAAAGGCTGGATTCAAATATGCATCCGGTAGAATAGCGAAGGAAGGCGCAAAAGCAGGGTCAAAAGAAGCATTAACTGAGTACGTTCAAGAGGGCATAATAGAGTATGTTGGCGAAAAATGGGGAACTCAAGCAGAAATGACACTAGCTGACTCTTTTGAGCGTGGCGCATTTGGAGCTCTAGCTGGTGGGCTAATGGGTGGCCCAATGGGCGCAGCTGGTGGGGCTGCCGTTGAGTTATCGAGGGCTGAACAGGCGAAAAAAGGAGCTGTTGAACCGGCTCCAGAGCCAGAAGCTATCCCAGAAGGTTTCGTTGTTGAAGAAGAGAAAGTTCAAGAGCCATTACCCGATCCAGAAGTTGAAGAAGATTTTACTCCTGAAGAAAAGAAAGATATTGGTATTACTGGCGAGATAAAGAAAGTCAAGCCAAAAGCAGAGGACCAGACAACCGTTGAAGGGTTGTTGCGTGGATCTCTAAGTTCTGCCGGAATACAAGTTGCCGAGGGCGATGTATTTGCCGCGTTTGATCAAAAGAATAAATATGGTCAAGAAGCTGTTGATAAAGCGGTCGGTAACCTTGCTGAATCACTTTCAGAGACTTTCCCAGATAGGTTTGATGCTCAAAGAGATGAGCCGATTTCATGGGTGAGAGAGAATTTTGGAGAAGATGTCGGCAAAAAGATTGTCGAAACTGATTTTGAAGCTGAGAAAATACAGCGAGACGAGGGTACCCCATATATTGTCCAGGCAATTGAAGAGGGTTTAAGTGATTCCCCGGGCCAATCTGATACGGTTGAGAATATGCTTGGCGATAAGAAGAGAGTGAAAATTTACCTTGATGGCGAAACTTACTCCTTGACTAAAAGTGGTGATTCGATCTTCCTCAATGGAAAAGATATTAATAAAACTGATGTTACTGGCCGGACCATGTTTGCCGGTGAGAAGCCGATTAAGGTTACTGCTGAGAAAAAAGAAGCTGTTGTTGTTCAAAAACCTGAATCTGCTTTTATTAAAAAAATGCCTGAAAGCGTAAGTATTGGACTCGGTTCATTCAAGCCTAAGCCGATATCAAAAAAACTATACAGAGAAACAAATATTCAAGGGATAAATAGTCTTTTAAGAGATGTGCTAAGCGACAACCCTGAAAGAGGCGCTACATTAGGTATTTATGTAACTGACGATAAGGATCTTGCAATAGGCCAAGGTAAAAACAAAGGCGTAAACATTGAGTTTGATGGCGACTTAGTCTCCGGTGAAATCAATAAAAAACCTGGTACCGGTATAATCGGCGGTAATGAATATGTTACAACATACATAAACAGAGACGCCATTGAGAGATTTACAATACCGAAAAACACCAAACTTAAAGGCGCTTCAGGTATTTTCGCCAATCGTCAATTTGACAAAGTGACAAACGAGGACGGAACTCGGACATACACTAGAAAAGACCTTAATAAGCCTGTTGAGTCCACTAAAATGGGCATGAAAGCGCCAGTTGTGAAAGATGCCGCTCACTATAAGGGGATTGTTGATGGCAGGAAAATAGACAAATTAAAAGAAGACAATAAACACACTTTGCCAAAAATAAGAACTGACAAGGTTTTTCTAAATAACCGTGAAGCTCTTGAATTTGGCGAAACTTCAGAGCTTGACAAATTAATTGATTCCGATAAAGTTTCACAAATAGCTATTGAAAGCGTAAACGTTTCAGATATTATACCAACACAACGCAATATCAACATAAATAATCTTGAAAAAGTTATAGGCTCAGAATTAAGCAACGGAGACGATGCTATTCTGTTTAAAAAAGGTTCAAAATATTACATAATCGACGGGCACCATAGGGTTGCAAACAGAATAATAAATGGCGATAAAACAATAAAAATAAGAGTTTACGATTCAAAAACAGAAACAAAACCTTCAACAAAAATGGAAATGAAACCCGCAAAAGTGACCAAGCTACCATCAAAGCCAGTGGCGGCGGGCGATAAAATAAAAAAGGGGATCCCATTCGCTGAATTTCAAAAAGAGATAAAAGCCAAGAATCCTGAGATCGAAATAAGTATAAGTGGATCCAAAGACAAGATATCATTAAATAAAATTATTGTACCTGAAGGTAAGAGAAAATTAGGCTCTGGATCCAAGGTGATGAATGATATTATCTCTTTTGCAGATGAAAACGGGAAAACAATAACCCTCAATCCAACTTCTGAATTTGGCGGGACTAAAAGTAGATTGATAAAATTCTATAAATCGTTTGGGTTTGTTGAAAATAAGGGCAAAAACAAGGATTACGAGATCAGTGATGATATGTATCGTGAGTCTAAAGCAGAAAAATCCCCCACCAAATTAAACGCTCTCGGAGCAGACAAGCCCGGAAGCAAATATCAAATGACTTATAGTGCTATGGGCTTCCCTGATCGCCCTACAAATGATATGGTGAGTATTGGTGACAAAGAGATAAAACTTAAGCCAGAGGATAAGCCTACGCGTAGAGAGGGTATACAAGCCCAGGTTGAGGCGATTATTGGCCCTCGGTTATACAATAGCAAAATCAAAAATAAGTCTGCTCTCGGCACCTATGATAAGCAGAACTCAGAAGTAAGAACAAAGGACTATCACGCCGTTGAGATTCTTTCTCACGAAATGGCGCACTTTATGGACTTTCATCACAAAATGAAAAAACAGTTCACAAATGCATATGAAGGTGATTTTCTGAGTCTCGGTGAGGTTTCAGATCTTAGTTATACGACAAAAAAGGGACTTCAAGAAGCTGAGGGATTTGCTGAATACGTTAGATTATGGCTGACTCAGTACGATAAAGCTGTTGAATTGGCTCCGAACTTCACTAAACGGTTTGAGGCTGTTTTGAAACGCGACAAGTCAATGAATAGGAAAATGCAACTTCTTCAAGCAGATATGCACAGATGGCTCAACCAGGGTGATTTAGCTCGTTTGGCTGCTGTTACCTCGGGGAATCAATACACTGCAAAAGAAAGGTTCACAAGATTAATGAACAGGCGTCCAAGCTCTTTACAGCGCCAAAAATACATTGACCACATTCACGCGGCAAAAGTGATTACTGCAGATGTTAAAGGTCATTTGGGTGATGCTACAACCGATCCATATAAGCAGCTTCAACTTCTTAATGGCCTTGATGGTATTTTTGAGCAGTCTGTTAAACATGGAGCTCCAAAATTGGATGAATCGGGGAATATTGGCTTTACAGGGCCTTCCCTTGAAGACGTTTGGGGCCAATCGATTAAGCATAGTGTTGGTAGATTGAGAAATCAGGAACAGTATTTTATAGCAAGAAGAGCAGTCGAGACAACAAAGCAGGACCGTGAAAACCTTATTACTGCTGAAATGATGAGAGAAGGATTGGCTCTTGGTAGAAAATACCCATACTTTAAAGAGTCATTCAAGAAATATCAAGAGTACCGTGAAAATCAGATGAAATTTTATGTTGAGACTGGGTACCTTGATGCTAAGGCGGCAAAAACAATGATGGCCCGTAACAAAAGTTATGTTCCGTTTCACCGCGTTACTGAAGGTGTTATTGAATCCGGCAAAGGTTCTGGAGCAAGTTTCCAGACTCTCAAAGGTGGTACCCAGAATATAAAGCACGTATATGACAATATTTTGATGCAAGACTCAAAACATATGCAAGCAGCACTTAAGGCAAAAGCTCTTCGTGATTTGTACTCTGAGGGGCTTAAATCTCAAGAAGGCTCAAAGTGGTTCACTGAGATTGACTCCGGAGCAAAACCTGTTGAAGTCATGCTTGAGCAAATGATTCAGAAAACAAAGAAAATGTCTGATGAGATGGGGCTTGAAACTGAATTTGGCATTGATGAGGAAATTGAGGGCTACTTCAAAGAGCATCCTGAAGAGCTGATGTTTTGGAGTTTTGGAAATAAACCTTCTGTTACTGAAACAATGATTGACTCATTTATTGACAAAGACACGGGCGAACGAGTCTGGGTTGAACTCAACAAAGAAAATGAGCTTCTTCCTGATATGCTTGAGGCCCTTGGTGGTTTTGCTCTCCCAAAAGGAATAGCCGGAACCGCGCTTTCAGTAGCAATGAAGGTTAAGCAGTTTCAAACTTTAACAATTACCTCAATGATGCAATTTGCAGGACCGAACATTATTCGAGATCAGCAACAGGCCTAC